CTTGAGACCGTTTCTCCAAAACAGACAGTCGTTCAAGCAAGTCTTGGTTTTGACGGGTCAAATGGTTGAGTTTGATGTCCTTCTCAATCTCAACTTGCTTGTGATATTCCTTGCGACGCTGGCGCTTTAAGCGTTTTTGCTCGCGCAAAGCCTCAGCATCAGGGTCTACAGAGCCTGTAGCGGCTATTTCAGCACTACGGGCCTTCTCATCATCGTCTTCGTTGGCCTCAGCGGCTGGTGCTTCAACGCCTTCCGGCAAATCCACTACAGCGCTACCGTCCAACTCTTCCTTGATGGTCATCTCGTCTGGACGTGGTGCGGTACTCATACGAATGCCTTCACTTCCAACGGATTACCCGTCACTTTTGCGATGACTTCGTGGTCGTTCAGGATGATGAACTCCACTGCGTCTTCGTCTGCGGTCTCACCGGGCACTGCTACCTGCCAGCGGTCTCCTGTCCACTTGGGAACTCGAAGGAAATCGCCTACATCGCACCATGAGCCTTCGGGCCACGGCTCCATTGTGTCGCGCTTCTTGAACGCCAAAGGGCCAATACCGACCACTTTACCGACTGGGTTTTGTGCCCGTTCAGTATCGCGTGTCTCTTGGGGTAAAATAATTCCCGATGAAGTGATTTTCTTCTTAGCCCTGCGTAATTGAACCAATACACGCGCACCTAGAGGAACTGCACCGGGGTCTACAACTGGAAAAGCCTCCAGTAAATCAGCCGAATCAACGGCTACCGTGCTAGTTGTCGTCATCTTTTTCCTTTAAAAGATCATTGAGGATCTCTAAAGACTTGTCTAACCCTTGAAATTGTCCAACCAGACGCTGATAAGTCTCGAAATTGATGACGTGACCCGCCACCATTGACTCTCTTATCTTGTCTTGCTCCACTTTTACAGCGGAGATCAGGCTGGAAATAATGTTCATGCGTTTTTCTTGTCGATAGAGGACTTTTCAAAATCGCCGTGGTCGCTGTTGGCTTCGCTCATAGTCGCTTTAGATTTTTCTTTAATCTCTTGGCCGTCAATCCAAGCGCCCATCTTCAGGCGTTTTTGTTGACGAACTTGTTCACTCATTTGGTCTTTGTCTAACTGATCCATGATTAACTCCCTAAGTTATGTTGAGTTCGTGCTTCTAGAGCGTTTGCAGTTGCTTCTTGCTCTCGGCGCAACTTAGCCTCATCTACCGTCAACTGCGCCGTCTTCATGCGCTCTTGAGTGAGATTGTTTTCAGCGTTCATAGCGATGTCAGTCTGCTGCTTATCGAATGCGCGCTTCTGTTCGTTCTGCATCGACTGCATGTCGAGTTGAATGTCTGCCTTGTCTTTGGCCGCACGGCGTTGGGTTTCGGCCATAGACGCCTGCAAGACGGCTTGGGCTTCTGGATCGGCCGGCTGTGCTTGCTGGGCAGACTGAGCGATCTGTGTGGCCATCTGACCGAGTTGCTGAATAGCGGGCAGAACCTGTGCAAAGACCTGCGGCGTGTCCATTTTGACGTGACCGGAGGCCAGAGCAAACGCCTTGTCCACCTGAGCGGCCAGTTTGTTGGTCTCGTATTTACCCAGATCGAGGTTTGAGCCACCAGTAACGTAGGTCTTCATCTGGTTGGTGTACCAGAGCAGCATGTGTTGCTTGATGTGTTCGAGAGCCGCAGGGATGAACTGAGGCGCGATGTTTGGATTGCTACCCAACGCAGGATCTAAGGCAAAGTCAATGTGAGTTTGAATGTGAGCCAATTGATCTTGACGTGGGTAAGCAAAAGCGGGCTTGCCGAGAGCCATAGCAGCATTCTCGTCGGCGGCATCCATCTCCAGCGGCTGGCTGGTCTTGGGCATCAATTCGTTGACGTTCGGAACCTTCATCTGCTTGAGCATCCGAGACAGCACGGCATTCTGGTCAAATGACTGAGGGAACTGAGCCATCATGGCCATCACAGCCTGCGTCTGAGCCATGCGCTGGGTCTCAGAGAAGATGTGCGGGTCAGAAACGGGAACAATGTCTGAGTTGCGATTGAAGTCAGCCTTAGCAATCGGCAGATCTCTCACCACGTCACCGCGGCGCTGGTCATCCAAGTACCAGCGGTTGATGCGGCCAAGCACCATCAGGACACGGCGCATGGAGTTGTGCAGGCGTGTGTGGATGCCAGAGTAAACGTGTGAGCCTTGCTCAATCAAAGCCTGAGCAGTACCCACAGGCATGTTATTCGAGGCGTCAGCGATCTTTTCTTCGGCGGTTGATACCACGCCCTTGGCAGCGTCGTTAAGCCAGCCAAGGAGCGAGAACAAAACTGGGCTGGGTGCGTTGAACGGCATGGGCATCGCAATCTTGCGGATGTCGTCCACACCGGGCGCGCCTTCGATCTCAGTGACCTGTGTGATCTCAACCTGTTGGCTTTGGCCAGAGATCTTTGCGCCCTTCAGTTTGAGCATTGTCAACGAGTTGTTGACGTGAGCAGTATCAAGCAAAGCACGAAGAGAGCCAGTGAGAGCGGCTGAGAGACCACCGATAAGATGAGGGAGGCCAATAGCGTATGCACCACGCCAAGGAATAAACTTAAACTCAATAATCCAATCAAGTTTGCTAAAAGTCTCATCGCCTTCTTCCCAGTTGCGGTAGATACCCAGAACCTTGTTATCCAGTTCATCGATCATCAGCACATAGGGAGCAGACTCGCCCTTGGTGCGCTTGTCGTCTTCGAGGTCGAGCCAAGTGTAGATGTGGTAGACGGTGCGGAGGCCATCAATGTTGTCGATGTACTTCTTGCCTTCGATCTTCTCGCTGGCCTTTTCAGAGTGGGTTTGGTCAGGCTCGGCAGTGGCACGAACCAAATCCACGTCACGGTACAGACCGCGCTCTACTCGTTGATCGTATTCAAACTGAGTGATCTCCTGCTTCTCAGTCACGCGCTGGGCGGTGTAGAAGTTCACCGAGGCGAATGGCAGGATCACGTTATCGATAGGAACGAACTCAGCGCATGGGCGCTTCTTCTTCTCGTCGTACCAAAGTTTCAAGAACTGAGAGCCACCCAAAGGCAATTGGGTCAGCAGTTGCTCGGTCTCGTCCCGGAACTCTTCGATCTGCTCGGTCAGTTGCCAGTTAACCCAGTCAACCTTGCGATCGGCGATTTCTTCCTTGTCGTCAGTAACATCGCCAAGAATCTTCGACTTGACCGGGCCGTCCGGCGGAAAGAGTTCCTTAATCGCGCGTGCAGCGAAGTCAACGCAGGCCTCAGCCATGACTGGGTGAACAACCTTAGATGCTCCCATAAAGGTTGCACCTCCGGGGGCATCATCACCCATACCAGTACGGCGGATGCCTTCTTCATATTGCTTGTCACGCTTCTCACGGGCTTCTTTATCTTTGTCAATCAGGTCTAAATACTTGAGGGCCAAGCCTTCCATGTCCCAACTGTTGAGGGTCTCGGCAAGGTTGGAATAGAACTCTTCGTCGTCTGCTGGGCCTTTGAAATGATCATCTAACTGGACAATCGCCGAGCCGTCAGGCAGTTCTTGCACATCGGACAACTCGTCAGGCAGATCAACCGTTGCGCTACCGTCATCGTTCTCTTGGATAGGCATACCGTCAATGTGGCGGTCGTAGTCCTGTTCAATAGGCATTTGTGTCGCCATGTTTATCTCGCTTTAAAGTGAATAAGGCCACCGCGCTTGTTCCCGTCTGACTCTTTAGCCAGCAGGTCAGGGGCTTCTACGCCCATAGCAGCAGCAATAGCGGCATTTCGACGCCACGGGTCAAAGGCAGCAAACCTAGAGCGTACATCATCCGGGTTAAATGTTACGCGCTCACGGCCAACATCAAACCCAGAATAACCTTGCTCTTGGGCCTGTTTGGACATAAGGTCGTTCATCTCACGGGCTGAAAGATTAGGGTTTTGAGGTCTTTGCTCATCCCACATGGCATCGCGCTCAGGCGCTTTCATGTACTCGCCGCTGGTCACCAGAGGCATATTGCGGGTGTTGTTGGATGCTGGATCAGCATAGATCTCTGCGTACTTTGGACTCTTGCTGCTATAGACACCAGCGCCAAACTTTCCGGAGGCCGATGGCTTGATGGCGCTGAAGTCAACGTCTGCATTGGTGACATGATGCTGAGGAGTATTCAGGTCAAAGCCCATAGCGGCCGCCCGTTGCTCAGGCGTATTGAATGGAGCCAACCCTAAGCCACCCATGCTTACTGGCGCTGCTGCGCGTTGCTGGGCCAGTCTCATGGCTTCAGAGTTAGGGCCGGTCACGCTCTCGGCTGGATTCTTCAGATACTCAGGCATGAACCCGTTGTAGTCTGGGCGATTCATCTCAGGCGGCAGCAAGACGCTGGCCTGCGGTGCGTATTGGAATTCCTCGGTCAGTAAGCGTTTCTTTTCTGCTTTCAAGGCTTGCAGGTCAGGCGTGTCACCGAGGTGGGCAATCTGCTTGATGCGGTCATCGAGGCCACGCACAGCGCCAAGCACTTCTTGGTTGAGCGGGCTGTAGTTAACCACCGAGTTCTGGCCACGGGTCTCTGCTGACATGGCAGGAACGGCCAGAGGGCTGTACATTTGTTGGTGAGCGCCCCAAGCGATCTCTTCACCCTTTGGGCCAAACTGATTGCCGTGGATAGCGTGGCCAAACACGTCATGCACCGTGCGGAACATCTCGTTTGTGTTCAAGCCGGTCTCAGGATCAACCTCATGCAAGAAGTCGTGGCGGTTGCCGCCTTGGAAGGTGTAGATGTGGCCATTGCCGTGGATGTCGGCATTCATGGCCGCGCTGTTGGGATAGTTGCCTTCACCGTTGCGATGGAAGGAGATCTCGTAAGGCAGCGAGTTGAACTGGTCTTTGGTCTCTTTGGCCAACTGTTGATAACTGGCCTTCAGTAGATCGTCGTAGTTCTTAGCCCCTGTCTGCTCGATCAACTCAGGATGTTGCGCTTGGTAAGCCTTGAAGACGTTTTCTTTGTAGGCTGGGTTGTTCTCAGCGCCAGCCAAAAAAGCCTTGGCAACAGGCAATTGCTTCTGAGCGCTCGATGGCGGCATCTCAGGCGTTTGGTAATCCCGCCCGTGGATTGTTTGTGTCTTCTTATTGGCTAACTGCCAAGGAAGGTTTGTCTCTGGGTTGGTTACCGTGTCTTTGAGGGCGTCATGCGAGAATAGTGCCGCACTTCCATCGCCAGCCTCTCGTCTTGCTCGGGCGTCCGCTGCTGCGTTGGAACCCCATATTTCTTGTCGTGTTGCGCCATTAACAGACGCGCTCGGTGAAGTGGGTTTGACCCGGTAGAACGGGCCGTCTTGTCGTGTGACATAGTTGCTCTCCAAAGGCTTGATCTTATCAGCCGCGTTTAATGCTTTGTTAACTTGTGGTACATCTCCAACAAGTTTGATGCTTGCGCCGACAGGCAGTCCTTTGGTCAGTCCAAGCAACGACTCAGGGCCAACAGCCATACCGGCAAGGTTGCGGGCGGCTCCAGATCCGAAGTTCTCCGAATGCTGGGCGGTCTTACCAGCGCCAAAGTCTTTAAGGCTTGGCAACCGGTTGGCTATCGATTCGCTTGTTGGCAGAACTGTCTCTGGGTTCACCCGGTCAATATGCCCAAGCACTGATTGGCTGGGCGAAACGGCGTTGACAACCGATCGGCCAAAGGATTCAAGGTCGCCGGGAGCGCCAAGCACACCAGAGACAGCGCCCTTGCCTGCGCCGTAGAGCATAGGTAGCAAGCCTTGGGTCACCGCCTCAGATACGCTGGCATCCTTGCGAGAGTTGCCACCGGCAGCAAAACGCTCGACATGCTCCTTTAGGTTTGGGTTCAAGAGGCTCAGGTGGATACGGCCACCATCGGCTTTTGTGATGTCCGGAGTCGATGTATCGTATGTGCCTTGGTTGCCGATGTCGGATTTAATTTTATTTGGGTTATAAATACCAAGGTTCTTTATGCCGTTTTCACTTGTGTAGTAGGAATCATGTCCTAGTTGTTTGATTAGCCGCTGGATGTCTGGGTGTTCGATTGAATCCCAGTTATTGAACATGCCGCCGCTATCATCGACACCAGATATTGCGTCAAGGTCGTATTGAACGCTTTTGTTGCCGGGGAATTGTTTCTTTGCCTCCTCACGGATTGCTTTCATATGCTCTGGGTTGTCATAATCAAATGGATTCTTAACTTGCACACGCACAGGCAGAACATTCGGGCCGTGCATACCCGTCGCGCCTTCAGAAAAATTGCTTGCAAACTCTGGGTCAGGTGATACAAATACACCCTTGCGCGGTGATATGAACTGGCTAATGTCTGCCTGAGTTCCGTGATACATCCTGCGTGTGTCTTTTGATTCAGCCAAAAACTTAGCAAGGTTTGCCTCACGCTCTGCGGCAGGGACAACCTTGCTTGCCGACTGTGCGGCTTTCAAGGCATTAGCAAGTTCGGTTAAAGCGCCCATGTATTACACCGCATAAGGATTGACCCGAGTAGGTCGGGTATCGACTAGATCATCGTCATCATACCTTGGGGGCGGATCAATGTCTAGATAACCGATGTCTTTCAGAAACCGAATCGCTTGCGTAGCGCTATCCACGTAGTCGTCATGCGTCGAGTCAGGGAACGAGCAGATCTGGCTCAAGAAGCCTTCGCACCAGTCCCGGACATAACCCTTGCGGATAGACGACTCAGGCAGCCAGACGCGGCCGGTGGTGAAGATCGATGCAGTGATCTGAAGCCGGGTCATCTTGTCAGCCCTGCCCGGATTCCAGCCACGCACAGGCAGGTGCATATTGCGGAGTTCTTGCAGCAAGGACAGGCCGCTCGCCTTCTCCTCGATCAAGATCAGGTCGGGGCGCTTCATGCGCTTCTCGTCCCCGTAGGAGTTCTGCCACTCCTCGATGACCTTTGGGCGCAACTGGGGGAAGGTTAGATGCTCTGCCCAGCAATCAATCAGCAAGACGCTTATAGGCCCATCCTCAGGCTTGAACACACCCCAGCAGGTCATGGCAGTGGGATCGTTGTATTCTTTGTCTGTGTACGCGCAGTCGTAAGACTGGATGATGTACTCAAAGACAGGGAACGGCTTGTTGTTCGGCCAGAGTTTGAACATGTCACGGCTGACCACCTTGCCGTCTTCCATGTCAACGACCTCGCCCAGAACCTCCTGCAAGTACAGTTTGGAGCCTTTGTACTGCTCCAACTGCTTCTGGAAGGCTGGGGCAAGGTTGGCAGCGTTGTCGTAGGTTGAGGCGCGGCTGATGATCACGTCATCCCCTTCGCGGCCAACCAAGTCAAGGATCAGGTCTTTCGGTCTGGGCGTCGTGGTCACGATCACCCGCGGCTCACTATGCGGCTGGCTGTCAGGCTTGATACGCAGGCCAAGCATCATGTTATCCCACGCCTCGTTCGGCCCGAGATAGTTGAAGGCGGCTAACTCGTCACACCAGCAAAATGAGGAGTTGATACCCCGCAGACGGTCGTATGAGTCAGCAGACACTCCACGAATGCGTGACCCATTAGTCAGCCTGATCATGTGGTCTTGCTTGTTGTAGTCCTCGACCAGTTCCTCAGGGATGCAGGCCAAGAGTCCGGACGGCCCTTCAAAGCAGGTGTTCTTCAAGTCACCGCTCGTTGGGGCTAGAACAATGCTCATGGTCTTCGGGTGACACCATGCCCACCACCAGAGGGTTTCGGCTGCCGAACGGGTCTTGCCGGCTCCACGGCCGGCGAGCATACAGAAAACCGTGTACTTTTGTTGTAGGTCTGGGGCGATCTGGTAAGGATGCGCCTCGGCTATCCAGTTGGCCCTTGCAATCAGGGCGATGCGGTTATGCTCCGGCAGAGTCTCGAACTCGTCCGCTGTCTCTTCGTCCAGCAGATCAGCCAGCACGTTTGGTCATCTCCATGTTGCGGATGATCTCAAAGAACTTCGTGGCCGTGTTGTCCTCGGTCTTTATTGCCGCCCCGCCGTCAACCCCTTCAACCGCCATGCGTTCGCCGTACTTACGCGGCTTCAACTTAGCAGCAGTCCACTTGCGGGCGTCGATCCTGTTCTTTTGCCAAGCAATGAAGGCAGAATCCAGTTTGTGGTCAATGATATTGCCCTCTTTGTCCCGAACCTCAACAACGACGGGCTGTTCATCGGCAATTGCTATGATTTCATCAGCATTTGTGTCGGCTTGATCTTCCCGAGCGCGCGTGTATATGTCTCGGAAATCTTCAAACATGATCAACCAACGATAAATGGTCGAACAATGCGGAAGGTGATCGCTCTTACAGATTTGGACTAATGACTCACCATTAGCAATCCTCCAACACACTTCGTTGGCTATTTCGTCTGTGTACTCTATTGGCCTACCTAAGAACTGTGCTGGTTCTTTTACGCGCTTCTTTGCGGGCGTTGGTACTTTGGCCTTAGTTGCGGCTTTTCGCGGCTTGGTGACCTTTGTGATGGTCTTTGTAGCGGTTTCTGGCATAACCCGTATTCCCATGAAAGTTGAATTGATTGATAGTCTAATCGATTCGCTTTCAATTCGCTACTAGGTTGTTGGCGGCTCACATAAAGCAGTGTATTTCACACTAAAGAATTTGAATCAACCAACGTCGGCGCTAACCCGGCGCACCGCCAACGCTTAGATTTTACCATCTTTTAGGCCGTTAGTGTGCAAACTCCACGCCCCTTGGCCACGCCATTCAACCCGGAAACCAAGCATATCAATGGCCCTCATCAGTTGGGCTACCGTTGCAAGTTGCGGCTTAACAGCAAGTGTCTCAATTCTGGCTAACGTCGGGACAGATACCCCAGCGTACTTAGCAAACTGCGGTTGAGACCAACCCAATGCGCCCCTCACTGACCTCAATATCGCCGCGATGTCTTTATCGTTTGTCATGTCTTTCCATACTGTCGATGGTGAAATCGGAAGCATAGCAAGCCCATACCGTATCAAAATACAGACTCGCTTTTCTGTCGCGTGGAGCCATCCTCGCACAGCATCCCAGACTATTCTCAACCACCCGGCTCTAGGATTCGCCCACCGCCCCTGCTTTGGCTTGCTCGTGTCACAGGGTTATTCACTCATCACCACCGACGTACCGCATGATGTGCGGTCACTGTAGAAAAACAAAAGCCTCTTACAACTGCCCTCGGTGGAAACCCATAGGTAAGAACCAAGGGCAAGGGCATGTGTAAGAGGCCTATCTTGTCGCTTTCCACGGCAACGAGCAAATTATAAACAGAAAATGTCAGGAGATGTCAAGAGTGGCCGTCTTTCCGGCCTGTCAAAGTTTGATAAGGCGTACTTCACGCCGATATTACCGATCGGATATGGTTCGCTTTCGATTCGCAACCGATTCGCTATCAGATGAATATCAGTATAAACACACAAGTAAGAAAGCACAATGACACTGCAATCTTTTCAAATAAAGTTTCGTCGTTCATGATTCACCTCTTGCTCGAATTGCGTTTGCAATACTCCATGCCGCACCGTTTTGTGGCGGGTTTGATAAAAGCATGGTGTAGTCATACAGTCGTTTATCTGCTTCTTTTGCACACGCCTCACGCTCATACTTTGCTATCAATTCAGCAAACCTGATAACCACTGGATCGTCCCAATTGGTATTGTGATTCGGGTTGCGGTTTGCCATTTCCCAAAAATACTCAATCATTGCTTTGTCAATCATGACGTACTCCTCAAAGTAATCAAGATCATCCCGACTTGGCCAAGCGTCCACCCACAAAATGCCAAGCCTTGGGCCATGTCCCCCTTAAGGAACATGTCCACGGCACAAACCCCATAGATCAGAGCAATGACGCCCAGCAGCCAAGCGCTCATGGTTCCTCGCCGCTCTCACACTGCTTGTACAGGTCAGCCTCAATGGCCACCAAGACGTCAGAACTCAGGTACTGGGACAACTCCACGCCCTTGACGTAGATGCCGAGAATCTCCACCTCGGACGGCTCCGGGGGTTCGTCCCGGCTACCGCCCCAGCCAGCGTGGTAGTTGAACTCAACATCAAAGTTGAGGCCATCAACTTCAACAAAAGTGCTGCTCATGCCTCCACCTCCGCTTGCAAGACCGCCTTGAGGCCATCCAAGAGCATTAGGGCCTCGTCACGGGTCATGGCCACATTAGATGACCACGAACCACTCATGAGGCTTATCCAAGCCCCGCCTTCATCCCAGTTGGAAACCGCCACCCGGATGTCGTCTTGAGTGTTGATGATTGTTTCAATATCTTTTAGCATAATCGACTCGCTTTCGTTTGGTTATTGATTCGCTTTTGTTTTGGGTAGTTTATCCTGCATCTTGAGGTGAGACAACAGGTCATACAAGAATTCGTTGGGCGGGCCATCGAACTGCTCACGATACTTCTCGATTTCGTGCAGCACAAAGTCAAAGCCGGCGCTGAAGCCGTTGAAGTATTCAATCTCTTCTTTGGTGTAGGGTGTCATCACAGATCCTTACAGCGCTTCGCCGTCTAAATAGATTTGGTCGTTCTTGGTATAGACATTCACGCCCAGTGCGCGCAAACGGCTCTTGGTGGTCGTGGAGGGCCAACGACGCAGGGTATTCTTGTTGACCATCACAAGCCCAGTTCTGCTGTTCACATCGGCAATGTGGTTGCCATGCAGGTAAACAGCGACATTCACATCATCGATCTTGCTGACCGAGGTGTTGGAGTTCTTCCAATACTTTTGGTTGAAGACGGCTAACAACATTTCTTTTTCAATAGTTCGCATGATTCGCTTTCAGTGTTTAGTGGGGCCGAAGCCCCGTTGGTTTAGATGAACTGGTGAGCCTTCAAGAACTCAATCTCTTCAGGCTGTGCGAGGCACAGGGCCATCATGTGTTTTTGGAGGTAAGCCTGCAACTTGGCGCGGTTGGCTGGGCTGGGCAGTTTGCGGTAGGTATTGATCAGTTTGGTCATATTCGCTTTCGTTTGTTACCTGACTCGTTGTCAGTGATTAGAAGTTTAACAGCAAATTAAACGTTCAATCAATAGTTTTGCAAAAATAATTCAAAACTAGGGAAAGCACCTAGTTGTTTAATTGCAACAGCCGTTTGATGGTGATGTTAAGGGCGTCGTTCATGTCCATCTTTTTAATGGCCCACATACGCTTCTCGCCATGCCAGCCAAGCAGCGGGCCTTGGTGGCAGTCCCAACACAAAGCCACCACGGTGTATTGGTTGCCCTGCTTTGAGTGATGTGCAGATGAGGGAGCCGGTGAATCACACACCGAGCAGGGAAGAGACTTCACCAGCGCAATGTGTTCCCTCTCTTTTAGGCTGAGGTTATTGTTCAAGGGCGTCCCTCTTGTCGATCTCACTGAAGAACCGATCGCGCGCATCCTTCTCATTGATCAGCACATGCACGAACCGATCCTTAGCCTTGTCTTGCTCATAAAACCGTAGGGCAAATGCTGAGGCCAAGATTGCCCACGTCAGCAAGAACATATCGGCTACTGTCATTTCTATCATGTGTTCTTCTCCTGCGCTGCTTTCAAGATTGACCGAGCAAAATCAATGATGCGGATTTCGGTCGAGGCGTATTTAATGGTCTTATCCCAAATTTGCATGATCTCTTCATGCGATAGGTCAATCCATTCAGACTTTGCATCCAAAGATTTGCCTGTTATATCCAGCAGGTTTTTCAGGCGATGGAGTTCCATCTCAACGTCTTTGAGTTTTGAAATTGCCTCAAATGTTTTTTCGTGCTTCATCCCGCATCTCCTCAAGTACAGTTTTGAATTGGTTGTTGACAATGTCCAACTTCAACATTTCTAAAACACCAACTACGGTTGGTACTGGTAGAGTGCCGTTGTACTTCATGACAACATCAAGCAGTTCAACCGCTAATTTATCTGCACTCATGTGTTCTTCTCCTTGAGTTGATAGTCTTTAAAAACAGTTCCTTTACTTGCATCTCCCTTCCAGCACTCACTCACCCAGCCACGTTTTCCGGACTTGTATGTTCGCCAGTGACCACGCACTTGATGCCTGCGCGGGGTTGCATGTGTACCACCCTGCGGATCGTTCTTTTGCTTTGGTGGCTCAATTACTACGGTGTGCCAGTCAAATGTCAATGCCGACTTGCCTTTGGATTGCCGCTTCTGGTTGATGAAAGTTCGCTGTGGTGTTGGCCTGTACCCCTCGGTTTTCATGGCAAGTTTAGTCACTACAGCAAGCACCATGCGATGCGCTGGCTTGATATCTTCCAAAGTTATTTCTTTGCCTTTTCGATAAATCTTGAACACATCACCATCTAATATGTATGCGTATGGTGGGAAATATTTTCCGCCATGCCACATTGAACAACCGCCAACAGTAACAGAGCCATCACCCTGCAAAAGCCACAACGCAAAATCTTTACCCCCAGTGTCAAGACCAACAATGCCTGTTCGTTTTGATGGCAGGTGCATTAAAAACTCAGCAGGCACTTTCATGTTTTGTGCGTACTCCATTTGCCCAACATCAAACCATAAAGCGGTTTCTGGTTCTGGCGCAAACTTGACGGCTTTGCAAACCAAAGGAGTCATGTGTTCTTCTCCTTTAGTTTGGCTTCAATGCGTCTTGCGTAAACATCAATCGTTTGTGTTGGCAAACCTTGCAAGCACTCTTGTATTTCCTCATCTGTCAAGCCTACCCATGTGCGCTGTGGTGACAACATTTTTTGAACATCCCCACACATTACTTTGATTGCGTTGTAGCCTTCAGGATCATTGTTGTCTGCAAGTTCATAAGCCTCTTGCATAATCCTGATTCTGATGGGTTCAAAGTCTTTGTTGCTTATCCACCCCACAGGCTCCTGCACAGGTGCTGCAAGGGCTTGCTTAATGGCGGTGATGGCTT